ATATGCAGAGATAAATGGTGCTAACTGATGACACAATGGTTCGGGCAATTGTGTGTTTGTCAAGTGATAAATGTGGTGATTCATACTTGTGTTGCGTTGAGTGCCTTTGTGTTGGGGTAAAGATCCTCTGCTTGTTTATACGCTCTTCGTGTACTTTCGGCGAAGACATTAACTTTGATGTGTCTTCCACCCTTGGATAGTGTTACTTTCCATTCAAACATGATTTTAACTCAGAAAGAAAGATTGATACGATGTTGTTGGTTTGGTTCAACAAAGTCACTTGCTGATTGTAATGCGTTAGACGTGAATTGTCTAGCATCAGTTGACTGCCAAAGAAGAATACCGATGATGATGATAAGAACTGGTTTCATGGTTTCAGTTGGTGGGAATGATACGATAGTCATGGGTATTGCCCCAGACTGATTGATACTGTTTCAGAAGAGATTGAACTCGATTAAGTTCCATTGGTTGGTAAACTGTGTCCTTCCATTCTGATTCTTTAAGGAAGTTGATTTGAAGTTGATACATGGTTGGTTTGAAGTGTGTCTTACATAGATGGTGCACTTTAGAGGTGAGTAACATTGATGTCAACAAATTGGATTGATAGAGTTGATCCTTTCCAAAGACTTTTCATAGTAAGTCTCATCAACTTCACAACCTACAAAGTTTCTGTTGTTCAATGCACATGCAACACCAGTTGATCCAGAACCACTAAAGATGTCGAGCACCGTGTCACCTTCATTTGTAGAACATTTCACCAATCGTTCCATCAGTTTAATCGGTTTCTGTGTGCTATGAAACTTCTTCTCTTTTCTATCATAGAAGTTAATATCACTCCACACATCTGTAAGTCCTGATTGAATGTTGAACTTGTAAACTGTGTCTTCATACTTTGGAAGATTCATCACCGTAGATAGTTTCTCCCAGTCCTCTTTTGTTGGGTAAACTCTATGCTCAAGTGGTTTCTTCATTGATGCAATACATGCTAAAGTTCCTCCACCACTTGTTGCTTTACCAAGTAATGCATTCACATCTTTACCTTTCATTCCAAGTCTTTTCATCTCAGACTGTATCAAATCTCTGACAAGATCTCTTGACTCTTTGTGAAAGTAAAAGATAGATTCTGTTGCGGTAGGGAACATTTTAAGTTTGGAACTTGTCCTGCCAGCAACAGCTTGAAGACCTTTATGCACGACAATTTGTTGTCTGAAGGTAAAACCTGTCTTTTCAATATCAGGAAGTACACCCATAAGTTGCATCGGAAACCCAAAGATCCAGAAGGAACAACTATCCTTTGCGACCCTACTGAGTTCACTAATCCACAATCTGCACCACTTATAATACTCGTCTATTGTAAACCACTGATTGTCCCACTTATCATTTACTACCCTATAATAAGGTGGATCGATGAGTATAGAGTCTATTGATTTAGACTCTAATGACTTAAGGAACGATAGACAATCAGTGTTTTGATAGTTCATATATTCAATCCAATAGTATATTATATCAGAGGTTTTTGTTACGATCAAGTTGCCCACGAGATTTACCCTGTGAACCTTTTTTGATACCAAAAGTGTTGTAAACTTGATCTATCAACACCTCACCCTCAAAATCACTCACCTCTTTAAGTTGTTTCTTTGTGAGTAGTGAGGAGGGCATGAATGCTGGACCCTCGTTCTCATCAAGATCGAACTTATTATAATCGATGACAAACTCATCATCGACGTTGATGTTACAATCAATCAGAAGTGCAGGATTTGACATGTAGAAATCCTGAGAGAATGGCATGAAGTTCTTGTGATGTGAACCAGTTGATCTTTGATGATTCAGGATCTCATTGAAAGCCACGTTATCTGCTGAAATCTTGTAAACACGAACCCTGAATGTGGGGTTGGTTGCTGATTGATTAGTGGGTTCGATGAACGTTACAACATAATCAGGAATTTGACCATAGTAGAGAAAGTGAGCTTTAGTATCGATACCCCAACGTGTATCACCGGGATCCCTACGGTTAGTACCACCACACTTATGACATTCTGTAGCGTAGTAGTTGTTTTTAGCCTTACAATCGGGACAGATATAAGTTTGACCAGTGAAACAAGCTTTTGCTTCCGTACCATCTTGTGCATCAAATGCACATCCACCGTTTGAATTGACACCCTTGGTGTTCTTCACGATGAATGAAATTCTCTCACCAAGTTTACCACTATCAATGGTGAATCCTTGGTTCCAATCTAAACACATCTCAATCTCTTCCCTGATGGAAGAAAAGGTATGTTTCATCAATTTTGTGAATTGTTCTTTGTTGTTCATGGTTTGGTGGTGTCTTATATCCATAGAGCAATTTGGAGGTGAGTATCATTATTATACCACACATCCTCTCTAAGGTGTCATAAATCGATTTCTAGGTGGTTTCGTTGGGGTGAGGGTGTCATAGGTCATCTCAGACGAGATTATGGAAAAAGTGGGGAATGTTATCCCACTGAAATCATTTCCTCAAATCTATCAAGAGTTGCGAATCTGACAACACCAGTATCATCGGTGAGTTCAATCATGGGCCAAAGAGGTGAATCAGCGAGGAACTTACCACCGGTAATGGTATGAATCATACCGGTTCTTTCGTCCTCTACTTTACATCCAATTGCTTCTTGAACCCAGTTGAGAAATGTCATGAGATAAAACAGAATTACATAGATGATGCACTTTAGAGGTGAGTAACAATCTCACCCCATAAGTTCAACGAACGTAGAGGAAAGAACCGTAAGGATCTACCAGATCGGGGTTATCAACTAAGGACTCAAGAAAGAACCGGATACCCTTAGCAGGTGCCTTATATGATGCGGGTTTGTAACATGCTTCAGTCTCTTTGTCGATGAACATGAATACACCCTCAGTCTCATATGAACCATCAGAGTTAACACGACCTTGAAGAACTTTGATGTATTTCTTAGCTACCTTATAAGACAGACGAGAATAGAAAGAACGACCGGACTCGATTGAGTTAACCTTCCAACGATCATTAACCTGTTCGATGAGACATTCGGTGAGATATTCGGTTTTGTATTGAGGTGCTGTGAAGGTCATAGGTTGAATGAGTGATTACAATAGTGGGGCAGTTTAGAGGTGAGTAACTTTATTAACTGTGAACATCCATGAAATCTTCTAATGTAAATCCCTCACCTGTGTCAGTCTCTTCAATCAATTGTTCAATTGTGAGTTCTTCCATCTCTTTGCGATATTGTTCTGGTGTTGGATCTTGTGGATCATAATCGTCATGACAGAGATATTCCCACTCATGAACAAGTGCATCCACAAGTTGTTCTTTAGTGTAGTTCATATTAACGACCGTTAGTGTAGTCACCTACGAGTTGATAATGTCCTTTGACATTGTAATATCCAACCTCTGCGTATCCATACTCTTCAGAGAGGTTGTAACAGAGATCCCATGCCCTATCAAGATCACCGAAACAATCGGTATTCTCATAAGGATCGGATGGACATTTGACGAGGTAGTTAATCATAGTTTGAATGTGTGGTTATGTAAGTGGGGCAATTTAGAGGTGAGTAATAATCTATCAGAGAACTTGAGGGATTTCTACGATTTCAGGTTCTTGATCATCAAACTGATGAAGATCATAACAAGTCCAGAAACCTTCTTCCCAGATATATGCGTATTCTTCACCTTTATCGAGGAACTCAAAGAGATCCTTATCTAAACGTGGAGGAGTATTCTCACCACGTTCTGAGTAATACTGAGGTGATGCTTCTGCCTTGACTTTAGTGTAAACAGTCTCACCATCTTTGTTCATAACCAACTCTTTGGTGACAGATCCGTCAGGTTGAATCACTTCCTGTCTGAGAGGTTCTGAACCCCAAGTGTGAGTAGAATAACATGCGGACATGTCACCTCCATCAATCAGATCAGATGCTAGTTCTTGTGAATTAAAGTTCTTGACGAGTTTAACACCCAACCACTGAGGATATGAATCCCAGTGGTGATATGCCGAAAGAATTGAACCATCGATGAGTTTGATTCCGATTCTGCCTCTAGTTCCCATGATGTGTGTTTGGTGAGTGGTTACACTACTGGAGCAATTTAGTGGTGAGTAACTTTAATTCTTACATATACCACGAATAGCTTTAGCAATAGTGTCAGGTTTTACACCTTTAGCTACAGCAAATGCCTCCAATTCATTCAAGAGAACGTCATTACCAAGTGGTCGATATGCCTCGACAATCTGAAAGAATTCTGATTTTGTCAAACCCATGATCACAAACTCCAGATATTCTATTTCGTCACTAAAAAATAGTGACATCTTATTATTACCAATTCCTTCCATACAATCCTGAACAACATGTTGTGATTCATGTCTCAAAGTATCATAATCATTTTCTGTCCATTCAACCTCTTGATCTGATGTTTCAATTCTATCATCCTGACATATGAGAATTGCATCATAGTCAGGAGAATACATACCAGATTTACTACCATTACATAACTTTGTTTCATTCAAGAAAACTTCAACACCTACATCATTCAGAGCTCTTTTTAGTTCATCATGACTTGAGTTCATCTTTGCACTCACACCTGGAATTGTAAGGAGTGATAGACCAATAGCACTTGATGTGATCTTTTGAAGTAACCTCATCATTCTTCTAACCAGATGAACTCGACTCCACCATCTTGAGGATCTTGACCATCAACAATCCACTCATCCATGAGTGCCTTTGATGTTTCTAAATCCTCATTATCTACAAAGTCCATGAACCTACTGAAATAGGTTTCACCCATCACATCGATCACATTTTCCATGGTGGAATTCATTAGTTGTTCTCCTTGATTGTTTTGAGGTTAGAGAGAATTTGGGATACTACACCTTGTGAATATCCAACAGCATATGGTGCTGTGTAACAAACGTTTTTGGGATCTAAAGAATCACAATCATAGTTCACTTTGTTGAGAACTTTGAGAACTTCCTCTACACTCTCAACAATAGTGTCATAGTGTGATCTTGAAATTGTGATTGGATCCATGGTGTGTAACCTTACATAGATGGAGCAATTTGGGGGTGAGTAATATTATCACCCCTTCTAGTTAGTTGAACTTACCAGTGGTGAAGTTAGTATATGCGAACACAGGACGATCAACGAGTTTGTAGGAACGACCAGACTCAGAATAGAATACGAAACCCTCACCCACAACCTCAGTACCATCAGGAAGATAACACTTAGGAGAGTCATGAACAATCATAGACTTCATGAGATCTTCTTTGATGTCAATCAACAACTGATACAGATTGGTGAGGAAGTTGTCACCTAGAATCCAGTTAAGATCACAATCTTCAGGTGTTTGACCTGACTTGATAAGAGCGTTGACCTGTTGTTGAGCTACGAATGACTCTTTGTCAGACATAAACTGAACCTTACTGAGATCGAACACAGGAGGTTTGACATTCTGATGAATGAAATCGACAGAAGGTTGAACCCACTTGATGTGTGGAGTGTCAGTAAATACCTCACGGAGAGGTTCAGCAACTGCGTCAGACAACTTACCAACTACATCATAGATTGTGTGAGGTGCGATGACAAGTTTTTGTTGAATAACTTCAGGAAACACATAAGTTAGAGTGTTGTTCATGAAAGCATCGGTACGACCGAAACCCATGAAGTCACCTTGATAAACACCAGTGAAGATGTCACGAGGAATATACTTCAACATCAAAAATAGCATGTCTGCTACATCTTGTTGATGACCGAAGTGAGTATGAACATCCTCGT